TTATTTGCTTGACCAAACATCTGCGGGAACTATGTATTTTTGGGGCGCACAAGTCGAGCAATCAAGTTACGCCACATCCTACATACCAACAACCTCATCAAGTGCGACAAGGGTTGCGGATGCTTGTTTTAAGACGGGCATTAGTTCGTTGATTGGGCAGACGGAGGGGGTTATTTATATTGATGTTTTGGCAAGTGGGCAAAATGTTGCGGGTACGACTTATGCGTTTTTTTACCTTTTTGGTGACGCTACAAATAACTTACAACTTTATTACATTAGTGGGGTTTTATATATTTATGTAGTTGTAAGTAGTAGCGTGGTTATTAATACCTCAACATCTCAAACCATTACCTCAAATACACGCTACAAAATGGCATTGGCATACAAAAGCGGACAATATGCTTTCTATGTCAATGGGGTGCAAATTTATACAAGCACCGCAAGCGCCGTGCCAGCAATGTCACAATTTAATTTTAACTCTACGGGTTTTGGTGCAGTTGCTTCGGAAACTGAAAACAAATACAATGCACTTGTTTTATTCCCAACCCGCCTAACCAACGCCGAACTTGCATCCTTAACCACAATCTAACACAATGAAATCCTTCAATAAATTCGAGTTCACCCCTACACAATGGGCAACCCTTCGCAAGTTAATAGAGCAAACTACAACCACACCCGACGGAGGCGAAACAACTACCTACAAAGATTGTGCGGTTGTTGAGTTGGGATTTTTGCCAATTACGCCCGCCGTTTATGACGGGATGGAATTGAAAACCCCCGCAGTTTTATCCGATAAGTGGGCAGTTGACATTCTATTCTACACCGAACCACCCGCAGAGTTTACTCCGTTTGAGGTATGGCCTCCGCCGATGGGGATACACACATTTAGCGGTGATGATTCACTTTATCTCAAAGGGTTTTGTGCCAAGTTCCCCGATTCACCATATTGTGTAATTCCTGAACCTATCAAATAATGAGACATTTTGAAAACGATACAATCGCTAACATCGCAACAGGTATTTCTTGCTCGTCTGCTGTTTTACATTTTGCGACTACTTGGCAACCTTTGTTTTCGCTTCTGTTGGCTATTGTTGGTATTGTATCGGGCTTGTTTGCGATTCGTTACTACGCTAAAAAAATAGACAAACTCGATGGCAAAGGTTAAGTCAGAGTCGTCATTCAGAGTGAAGCCAAAGAATAAACTTCGTCGACACACTAAACACGCAAACAAACACAAAAGCGCAAAGCCGTACAAAGGTCAAGGCAAATGATTGATAGAATCTTCAAGAATTGGAAGACTACTTCTCTAGGCATTGGCGTAATTGTAGCGTCATTTGTACTAGTGTATCTTGAGAAAGCGACATTGAGTGAAGTGAGCGTCTTCTTAGGCGGTGGTTTTATGATGCTATTTATCAAAGACAAAAAAGAATAAACGCTATTTACTAGTAATGAACTTCGAAAGACTTCAATTTCACGAGAATAAACTACCGACATTCAAAGAGAATAAGGCGAAAGACATATTCAATTTCGGTGACGACAACTTGTACCCCGATTTACTAGTTGACTTGTTCTCTAAATCGCCTAAACACAACGCGATTGTGTCAGCGAAAGCGTCATACGTCGCAGGTGTAGGAACTGCAATCGTTGCACAAAACACACAAGACATCGCAAAAGCAGAGTCGAAACTCAAGTCGATTAACACTTACGAGTCATTCGAAGAAGTCAAGCAAAAAATCGCTTACGATTTAGAGTTGTTCAATGGCTTTGCAGTTGAAGTCATTTGGAATCGCGCAAAGACTCAAATCGCTGAGTTGTATCACATACCATTCAAGAACGTTCGAGTAGGTCTAGACGATTGTTACTACTACTCAGAAGATTGGGCGAATCGTCGTGAAGAGATTGTACACTACAACCCATTCAATGAGAACACTCGTGAGTCAAAGCAGTTGTTTTACTACAAGATGTATCGTCCCGGTGGTGGTGTTTACCCATTACCTGACTACGTCGGTGCGTTGAAATACATTGAGATTGACACAGAGATTTCGAATTGGCATTTGAACTCTATCAAGAATGGTTTCTCTGCACAAACTTTGATACAAATGTTTAAAGGTGTACCAACACCTGAAGAAGCAAGAAAAGCAAAGCGTCGCTTCAAAGACTCATATCAAGGTACAGACAACGCAGGTGGTTTGATTCTTATGTACAACGACGCAAACGAGCGTGAGTCGATTGTGACAAACATTCAACCTAGCGACTTTGACAAGCAATTTGACATCTTAAATAAAACGGTACAACAAGAAATCTTCGTAGGTCACAAAGTCAACTCACCAATGTTGTTTGGTGTACGCGTAGAATCGCAACTAGGTGGTCGTTCTGAAATGATTGAAGCGTACGAGATGTTTCAACAATCGTACGTAGAGCCTCGGCAAATGAAAATGGATGAGCAGTTGACTTACTTATTCTCTTTCATCTCGCCTGTCAAACTTGAGACAATCAACAAACCGCCTCTAGGTCTTGACTACTTAGACTTGTATACTCGTAACTTGATTTCAAATGAAGAAGCACGGAGAGAGTTGGGATTGCCTGAACTATCACAAGTGAAGATTCAATCAAACTTGAACGACGCAATCAACTCTTTGAGTCCTTTGGTTGCAAACAACGTGTTGTCGAATATGACAATCAATGAGAAGCGTCAACTTGCAGGCCTTGCACCTATCGCAAACGGAGACGCTCTAGAAGGTGCAACACTTGTTGCACTATCTAAGTCAAACCCTTTCGGATGGGATGACGAGCGTGACTTGAAAGTGTTCTCTCAATTCGGTGAAGAAGCATCTCTCTTTGAAGAAGTCAAAATGACTTTTGCTACTGACATCGAGAAAGCAGTTCTAAGCACTATCAAAGAAAACAAGGGTATCACGATAGGCGAAGTTGTCAACATCATTGATGCTGACTTGATGAAAGTGTCTCAAGCAATAGACAACTTGAACAAGACGGGTATGATTCAACCTGCTGAGGGTGGTCTTACAATCACAGACGATGGCTTGAGAGAAATCGCAGACATAGAAACTGAGTTGCTCGTACGTTACAAATACGAGAAAGCACCAAACACAAAAGGCGACATCATTATCGACACATCTCGTGAATTTTGTCGTAGTGTTGTTCGTGTAGATAGAGTGTATTCTCGTGAAGATATTAACGCGATGAGTGCTTTGCTAGGTTATGACGTATGGAAGCGTCGCGGTGGTTGGTACACAATCCCTGATTCATCACCTGTTGTGCATAGACCATCTTGTCGTCACATTTGGGCATCTAAAGTAGTAAGAAGAAGAAAATGACAAACTTTGTATACTTCGTTTCGACAACATATTTGAAGGACAACACGCCTATCAATGAGAACGTAGACGACAAACTCTTAAAGAACGCGATAAAAGAGAGTCAAGAAATCTACATTCGTGACATCATAGGTAGTGGCTTATACAATGAGTTGCAATCTCAAGCGTTTGCAGGTACTCTCACAAACTTGAATACAACGCTTCTAGACTCTTATATTGCGCCTTGCTTGAAGTACTATACTTTGTGCGAAGCGATGCTTCCTATGACGTTCAAATTGATGAATAAGAGCGTAGCAAGTAGAGAGAGTGACAACGCTAGAGCGATAAGTGTAGACGAGTTGACACTTTTAGAAAATCGCTATCGTGACAAAGCAGAATACTACGCGAATCGTTTAAGAGATTACTTGCGAGAATATACGAACGACTACCCATTGTTTTTGAATCCCGGTTCTACGTTCGATACTATACGACCTTCAAGCACTACATTTGTAGGCGGTATCTATTTACCTACTGACTATGACGATTGTTTTTGGAACTATGACTTCCCGCCCGACGAGAGATAACAAGTGGCAAAAGAACAACGAAGCCAAACTCATCAAATTCTTAAAGAATGACCCTAAATCAAATCATAGCAAAAATCAGAACGCAAGTCGAAAGCCATAAGATGGTCGGCAAGTTCTCTGTCGGTGCAGAGTACAATCTCGCAGTCGACGAGGTCAAGTTCTACCCTCTCGTGTGGTTAGTACCTGACGGCTTTGATATGGCTACTCGTGATGGTCGCTACGTGAACTATCGCTTTGCGTTGCTAGTTTTTGATAGGGTATTCGAGAGCGAGTCGAATACGATAGAAGTTTTAAGCGATACGGCTCAAATAATTATTGATATAATGGCTCTAATCGACTATCACTACAACAACGATGAAGACTTTCAGTTGATAGTGAGTAGCACAGCAGAGCCTTTCTATGACGCAAAAACAGACATTGTCGCAGGTTATGGCATCCAATTCCAAATTTCTACTCCTTACTTGGCTGATAGTTGCGTTGTACCTGTGTAGCGTCGTGTACGCGTTCTTTACTTTCAAGCCGATTGAGAGAGAACCGATGTACATTGAGACTATTTCGTACTATGAAGACACTATCGAAAAAGTACGATTTAAGAAACAACTTCTTCACGATTCTATTTACTTGTATGATACGATGTATGTTGACACTTTCGCTCGTACTAGCGATGGACTTAAACGCGCAATCGATTTACATCGGCACATCGACTCTATCACAAGCGAATCACTATCTCGTTGAGGGCGCAAAAGCAAGACGCAAAGTTCTTGTCTATCAAAAGTTGATTTTGCTAGATTCTATCGAAATCGCACAAATCGACTCTATTCGAACAATTCAAGCACGAAGTATACAATCTAAGCAAATCGAAATTGATGCGCTTAGAACGCACGAGAAGACGCTTAAATCGCAAGTCATCGTGTTCTCTATTGTTGCTTTTGTGGTTGGTCTCATCTTATGAAGAAAAATAACGTCGTACGAATTGAAAAAAATTGGGAAGAAACTAAAGTACTTCTCATCTCTGACTTGCATTGGGATAATCCAAAATGCGACAGAGCATTACTCAAGAAGCATCTCGACGAAGCACTAGCAGGAAATCACGACATTCTTATCAACGGAGATTTGTTTTGCTTGATGCAAGGTGCGTACGACCCTCGCAAATCAAAGAGCGACATACGTGAAGAACACAACGTCGCGAACTACTTTGACGCTATTATCAACACGGCTGTCGATTGGTTCACACCTTACGCTCATTTGATTAAGTTGATAGGCTACGGCAATCACGAGACAACAATCTTGAAGCGTCAAGAGACTGACATCATTGAGCGATTTGTGACGTTGCTGAACTACAAGTGTGAGTCAAACGTTCAAGTCGGTGGCTATGGTGGATGGATTCGCTTTAATTTTGACGACGGCTCAAGTCATCAATCATTCAAGATTAAATATATGCACGGCTTCGGTGGCGGTGGTGCAGTAACTCGTGGAACTATTCAACACAACAGAATGAGTGTCAACGTCGAAGGTGCTGACGCAATTTGGATGGGTCACGTTCACGAAGACTACGAGATGACGTATACGGTAGAAGAGTTGACAACAAAAGATACGGTAATCTTGCGCGATATTTTAATGATTCGTACAAGTGCGTACAAAGAAGAGTACGGAGACGGCTCAAAAGGTTGGCACATCGAACGAGGTGCATCGCCAAAGCCTATCGGTGGTCGTTGGTTGATTATGAAACCTTATCGAGACGAGAAGACATCACGAAAGATTCACGCTTACACACACAAAACGCTATGATTGTAGATGTCTTAATCGTACACGAAGAGAGAAACGAACAAGCGTTTCTAGAGATTGGTGTTGATGCTGAGTTGATAGAGTATCTTGAAGAAGGTCTCGTTGACTTGCGTCAAGTTGTAGCAATAAGCGCGTATCACGAACACACTCAACTCTTCTTAAATGGTGGTCACTCGTTGATAATTGACGAAGACTTTTATACTTTTGCGACTCGATGGAAAAAGATGCGATAAACCCGAACCACTACAAGACAGGCGACGTAGAAGCAATAGAAGCAATCAAAGCAAGTATGACACAAGAAGCGTTCTACGGGTATCTCAAAGGCAACGTCTTGAAATACGTGTGGCGTTTTGAGAAAAAGAATCGTCTTGAAGACTTAAAGAAAGCAAATTGGTACTTAACTAGACTCACAAATGAATATCAATCAAACAGCATTCAAGGGCTTTAACAAAGAAGAATCGACGAAGAAGCAAATCTATCTTCATCACACAGCAGGTGGCGCAGATGCTGTATCGACGTTTAAGTTTTGGGATGCAGACAAAGTCAACGTCGCTACTTGTGTCGCTATCTCTCGCTCAGGTGAAATCGTACAAGGCTTTGACTCTAAGTTTTGGGCGTATCACTTAGGTTTGAAGTCATCGCACTTCTTAGGTCTACCTTACACTAATCTAGACAAGAACTCAATCGGTATCGAGATTTGTAATTGGGGATATTTAACACAAAAAGGCTCTAAGTTCTACAACTATGTGAACAAAGAAGTCAAAGATGTGTGTAAACTAGACACACCATACAAAGGCTACACGTACTTTGAGAACTACACGAAAGAACAAATCGCAAGTGTCAAAGAGTTGCTCTTGTTATGGCGTGAAAAATACGCTATTGACTTAACGTACAACGAAGATATTTGGCAAGTCACAAAACGCGCTTTATCGGGCAAGAATGGTGTCTTCACTCACAACTCAGTACGCAAAGACAAGATAGACGTTTACCCTCACCCACTATTGATAGAAATGTTGAATGACTTTTGATGAATTTTTGAACGGCTTAGGCGAACGAGCAGACTCTTTCGTCACTAAAGGAGACAGCGAACTGAACGAGATTATCGCTAACTTTTGGAATGGTGTCACGCTACAACTTCAAGAGCAACTTGACAAACCTAAGCGAAGAGGCAAATTTACATACGACTCAAACGCTAGTGGTAAGTTGCGTCAATCTATCAAACCACTAGAGACGACGAGAACACCTACGTCGTTGACTATGCGTCTAGGTATGGAAGACTATGCAGAGTACGTCGATGGCGGTCGTCGACGTGGTAAGCGCCCACCTGTACAAGCGATAGAACAATGGCTCATCGACAAAGGTATACAAACACGAGCGTCAAAAGGTGAAGACCCTATCAAAGCACGTCGCAACAAAGCACAAGCAATCGCAAACGCGATAGGTCGTCGAGGCATCAAACCTACAAAATTCATACGCAACGTATGGAATCAACAACTTCTAGACGGCATCTCAAACGAACTTGCTACAAAACTAGGAAATAGAATTTTCTCGGTAGACATCAAATAATTTTTCTATTTTGTTTGCATAGTGAAAGAATTGTTGTACTTTTGTGAAGTATGACAAACATCGAACAAATTCAAGAAGAGTTAAAACACAAGCACTATCACGGTCTTCAAAAGACTATTCACGAGAGAACAGGTCTCTCGCTTCCAACTATTCGTAAGTACTTAAAAGGTGACGTGTATCACCCGACAGCGGTCAAAGTATTCAAGACAGCAAAAGAAATCATTGAACAAATCGAAAACTAATATGAACAAAAGTGAATCAATCAAGAACATTGGACTTGCTTTGTGCAAGTTTCAAGCAACAATCGGCAAGGTGTCGAAAGAAGCAAACAACCCATTCTTCAAGTCTAAGTACGCATCACTCGCAAACATCTTAGACACTATTCAAAAACCTTTGAGCGATTGCGGTCTTGCGTTCGCGCAACT